GGTGCTGGTAAGTCAACACTTGCACTTGCGATTGCTTTGCGTACCAAAGTACCAACACTTTACGTGAGTGCTGATACTAATGCGCATACAATGGCGATGCGTTTACTATCAATGATTACGGGCAAACCACAATCTGAAGCAGAACAAATGCTCTTACAGAACGTGGAAGAAACACGCAAAATAATAAATGAAAACTCAGGGCATATCTTTTGGTCTTTTGAATCAGCACCTTCGCTTGGTGATTTAGACCAAGAAGTATCTGCCTTCGAGGAGTTGTGGGGTTGCTCTCCTACATTAATCATAGTTGATAACCTGATGGATATCTCCAATGATGGCGCAGAAGAGTTCGCAGGAATGCGCTCCACAGTTAAAGAATTGAAGTACCTTGCAAGGGACACCAATGCTGCTGTCCTCGTACTTCACCATACCAAAGAGTCGTATGTGGGAAACCCATGCCAGCCCCGTTCCGCGTTGCAGGGCATGGTCGCACAGTTGCCTGCTTTGATATGCACAGTCGGCAGTAATGCCCCTGGTTATCTCGCGGTAGCACCAGTTAAGAATAGATACGGAAAAGCAGACGCCTCAGGCGATACGGCTTTTTGGTTGCAGTTTAATCCCGAGGTTATGGAAATCTCCGATATGCCCGAAAGGACATAATGGAAGAAATTCGTAATCTAAAACCTACATATGAATCGGCGATGGATATCCGTGGTGAACCCACCACAGTTTGTCCATGTGGGAGTTTTGTATGGCATCTTAAGGTATCATTCGCAGAGGATGGTACTATTGGGATGTATTTTCGAGATATGGAGTGTGCTGTTTGTGGAACGCAAGCAACCGCGCCAATTGAGGAGTAATCATGAAACGCCTATCAAGATGGGTATGGTCATCCGTAGCAACTCTATTAATCGCTACAACACCTCACGCCTTCGGAGCATCGCTTCCTGAAGAGCCTAGAGTGAAGGATGATGCTTGCCTAATTATCATGCCATCTATACCAAAGATGAAAGTCTTGGCAAAGAAGGAAGGTATGAAGCAAGCGCTAAAAGAGTGGGGTTCTCAACGAGAGTGGAACGCCCTCTATGACTTATGGATGAGAGAATCCAAGTGGGACTACACGGCAGATAATCCAAAATCTACTGCGTTTGGTATCCCACAGATACTCGACATGCCTACTGATACAAGTGTGTATGACCAAATTCAGTTGGGTATCAAATATATAAAGCATCGTTACGGCACTCCCACAAATGCCTTAGCGTTTCATAATAGAAATAACTGGTACTAATGTCCAGCAAAGCAAAGAGAAAAGGCTCGCAAGCAGAGCGTGATGTGGTAAGGTACTTGCAAGAATGGTGGCCTTATGCAGAGCGTAGACTTGCAGGAGCAACTGACGACAAGGGAGATGTTTCAGGAGTTCCAGGAGTCTGTATAGAAATCAAAGACCACTCCAAGATGGCTTTGGCAGGATGGATAGAGGAGATGATTCTTGAAACCAAGAATGCAAAAGCATGGACAGGTGTGGTCATTCACAAGCGCCGAGGTAAAGGTTCGCCTGCAGACTGGTATGCTTCTATGCCAGTATCCGTCTGGGTTGACCTACTAAGGAGAGCAACAGGTGAAATACGATAAGCCAAGTATCTTAGCGATTCTTGAGCATTATGGCGCTCGAGTTCCAACCCGAAAGGGTTGGTTCTCGATGCGTTGTCCGTTCCATGACGACAGACATAACTCAGCATCGGCTAACACAGATGAAAATGTTTTTTGTTGTTTTGCCTGCCAACTTAAGGGTGACGGGTATACACTTATCATGAAGAAAGAGGGGATTGGTTTTCGTGAAGCAATCAGCATCGCACAGAGAATCCTTAACTCGCGCGGCGAAGTTCTACCACAGCGCTCTAGGGCAAGCGGAGGACTACCTCGTAGAACGGGGGATATCTCTGAACGCAGCAACTCGAGCGGGCTTGGGCGTCGTGCTAGAGCCGATGACTGGTCATGAAAATTACGTCAATAGATTATCAATTCCATACGTTACTCGTAGTGGCGTAGTAGATTTAAGATTTCGTTCAATGGATGCTTCTGTTGAACCGAAGTATATGGGATTGCCTGGGGCAACAACCCATTTATTCAATGTTGGAGCCTTCTTTAGGGCTTCGTCTTATATCTGTATCTGCGAAGGTGAAATAGACACTATCACGCTAGATATGGTATGTAATATTCCTGCCGTGGGAGTGCCAGGAGTTAACAACTGGAAGAAGCACTATACAAGACTATTAGCAGACTTCGACAAAGTGTTTTTGTTTGCTGATGGCGATAATGCTGGGACAGAGTTTGGGAAATCTCTATCTCGTGAATTATCTAATCTTGTGGTAGTGCAGATGCCAGAGGGGGAAGATGTTAACTCTATGTACCGCTCCCATGGCACGGATTACTTCAAAGAAAAGATAGCGAGTGTTCAATGAAAGCATTTCTGCCTAGACCTGACGGCTATATTGAATGCCCCCAGGACTGTACTTTCAAGACCAAAGATATCTTTGAGTTGCTAGAGCATATGAATGTAGAGTATGCCTGGGCAGTTAAGATTGATAAGAAGTATTCGTTTGATATGTTTGAGTTTCTAGCCATGTTGAATGACCACATAGTGCATGGCGAATATGAAGAAGTCGGCAGACATATCCAAAGTGCTGCTACACTATTCATCAATGCAAGTAATGGGACAGTCGGTAAGTTCTTTGAGGAGACGATAGTGCAAGAACAATTGCCTCGTATGTTCAAGGAATTAGACCAAATTTTAGAGGAGAACGAATGAGGGACTTCCACGAACATCCATCATCAGATTATATTAAAGGCAAGATTATTGGGGATAAACCAAAAGCACAATTTCCTAAATATCCTTTGCCGATATCATCTGAAGACTTAAAGAAAACTTGGACTCAGTTTGATACTGATGTCTACAATATTGCTGATGAACTAGCAGAGTTGCTGATAAGCAAACAGCATGATTATGGCCCAACGAATATTTCACAAGCACCTGGCGGTGCATTGAACGGATTGCGTGTACGCATCCACGATAAGATTGCTCGTATCAATAACTTGATTGATTCGGGTAAAACCCCTGAACATGAGTCGCTGCAAGACTCGTTTAAGGACTTAGCAAACTATGCCATCATCGCATTGATGGTAACTAGAGGAAAGTGGCCTGAAAAATGAAATTGATTGACTTATTGCGTAGCCTCCTTGCATGGCCGTTTATTGCTGTTGCTTGGGTATTCTACAAAGTATATGAATTCATTGACCCATACAAAGAGTGGGAACTAGAACGATTTCTAGACTTCATGATTATCGAAGATGAAGATGATGATTGGGATTGCTGCTAATGAAAATCTTTGGCCCTTACAAGGGAAGTAAGCAGAATGGTGGCAGACCCATCTACGTTATCAAACGAAAGAAGAAAGATGGAACTACTGAGACTACTTCGACAAATAAAGCACGCTTGGATTATAAGCGGGCAACTGGAAAAAAATTGTCTAGAAGTACGGATGTTGACCACAAAGACAATGGTGGACGGGCAGGTAAAGACGGAATTAGTAACCTTCAAACCATGAGCCATAAAAAGAACGTGGCCAAAGAGAACAAGAGACGAGCGAAGAAGAAATGAAGCGCGTAGTAGTCCTATCAGACATACAAGCACCAAGTCACGATGGTAGGGCTATTAGCGCTCTCCAGGAATTCGTAGCCGATTTTGAACCCGATGAGATTTACTGCGTAGGTGACGAAGCAGATAGTCCTGAACCATCTCGTTGGAATAAGGGTCGTGCAGGTGAGTATGCACGCACACTTCAATCAGGTTTAGACAAGACAGCAAACATCATGCAAGGCTTCAAGGAAGCACTTGGTGATAAGCCATTCCATGTTATGAGGAGTAATCATGGCGACAGAATATCAAATTACATCGACAGGTATGCTCCCGCTCTTGCTTCGTTACGTGAATTGGAATATGAAAGATTGCTCCGATACGATGAAAACGATATCAAGTTTCATGACCGAATCTGGTCATTTGCACCAGGATGGGCGCTTGCCCACGGAGATGAGGGAAACCTTATTCAAACTTCGGGAGGAACTGCACTCTCTCTCGCAAAGCGTATTGGATTATCTGTTGTATGTGGACATACACATCGACAAGGTATCCAACATAGCCACACAGGATACAACGGAAGGGTCAACCAAAGACTCTTCGGTGTAGAAGTTGGTCACTTGATGGATTTGAATAAAGCAGATTACCTAAAGACTGGTGGTGCTAACTGGCAGCAAGGCTTTGGTATTCTGTATATCAGACGTACAAATGTAACTCCAGTCACAGTACCTATTGTAGGTCGTTCTTTCACGGTAGAAGGTGAGACCTACGCGTGGTAGATGTAGACAAGTACGAAAACCTAGTAGCAGGTATTGCGTATGAGTTCTCGAGAAAATATCAGATGGTCGACGCAAGTGACGTTCGCCAAGAGTTATGGGTTTGGTTTCTGGAACACCCTAACAAAGTGCGCGTGTGGGAATCACTCGACAGTAAGCAAAGTACCAAACTTATTGCGCGCTCGCTTCGTAACACGGCTAAGGACTTTTGCCAAAGGGAAAAAGCCAAGACCTCGGGTTATCATGTAACTGATAATCATTACTACGATAAAGCAGTTATAGAAGAAATTTTACCTGCTGTACTTCGTGGTGATACACAGGGGCCTGTGCTACTTAACTTAGGCTTCACAAAGAACAAGCAGGTGGCATCCGAAGGTGGTAACTGGTTGGCGATGAAGGCCGACGTTGAACGGGGTGTCGATAAGTTACCACTTGAACAGAAGAGCATTATCTACCTACGCTTCGGCGACGGATGCAATAGCAACGATGAGTTGGGTAAGGAACTGGGCATCTCAGAAGATGCTGCTCGTATGCGTGTTAATCGTGCATTAAACAATCTATTAAATTTCCTTGGTGGTCGTAAGCCAATCAGGGAACGGGACTACACAGAGGAAGAAATCAATGGAGCAGGAAACGATGGAGCCGAACTCGATACAGATAGTATACGAGAACTTGGAGAAGAAACTGAATGATGGAGAGTGGCTTAAAACTCAAGACCCTGAGTTTATTAATACTCTGAAGCAACTAAATCTCATAACTCAAAATCTATCTGCACAGATTTATATCTTCATAGACCTGTTCCAGCAGTATGTTGCTGCTATGTACCAGTCTCCTCTATTTAATGTGGGGACGGCTCCGTCTGATGATGGCGTAACGGCAACGTCTCCAACACAAACTTTTCCGCCCGCCAACCGCGAGCAGCGCAGGTCGCAGGCGAAGCAAGATAAGAAGTTGCTAGTGCCTGAGAAGAAGTTAATTGTACCATGATATGCGAACCTTGTAGGGAAGCAGGCAGATTAAACCAAGCAGGATTAGCGCCGTATGCGTATCGTCAGCATCGTAAATGTGAAGGTGATTGCCCTTGCCAGCATAAGATAGGTGAAGGTCATGTACGATTATCGTACACTCAAGGCATAAAAAAAGACCCCCATCGGTGACTACTCCGACAGGGGTCTTATGCAAGTAGAAAAAGGAATTAAACTACTTGCTATCTGATAAAACTTTTGTGGTTTGGCACCACACAACGCTAGAATTATTACAATTACAAGTTGGGTCTTTGTAATGTATACCCTTAGATACTACTTCAATGGAAGCATCACAATTAGTGCAGACATACCAATATGAATTCCATTTTTCTTTCATAAATAACCTTTCTAATTGGTGAGCAGTTTAGACACTTGCTCAGGTGTTGTACGATTATCGTACGCTAGTGAAGGGTTGGGAAGAATAGGCGTTGAACTCTGGCATTAGCAAGGCGTGAGCCGTGTTGTAACGCTTCTTCTTTAGAGTTAAAGCCACCATAAGCAATATCTTTACCGCTTACATGGACAATAACTATCCAACCATTAGGCATCATGCTGTCTGAATATAGACTATCGTCTAAGTAGACAGGCATAGGTTCGGTACTCACTAAAGTACCTTCACCCAAGACATAGTAGTGCGCAATAAGTGGTCATAATCACCACTCATCGCTTCGTTTTGATACGCAGTAATTTCCTCGGTTGGAACATCATTGCGTTTCAATGCACTACTAACTTTTGCAATTATGGACATGGCGTTTCCGTCTTGTCCTACTAACTCAACTTCTATGTCGTATTTTGTAGACATTATTTCCTATCTGTACGATAATCGTACGCTTGTATTAAATGCTAATTGCTAAGGCAATTATAGCACCTGTGGATACTAAAGTCAAAAGAGATACCCATAAGATTAACAAGACCTGCTCTTTTAGACTATCTTTTAGATACTCAAATTCAGGGTCATTATTTATCATCTAGGAACTCCTTTGGTGTATTTAGAACGCTGAAAATGCTAAGGGTATCGTTCATAGCGGTAGGAACAATACCTAAGCGTTTCTGTTCTAGTTCTCTTTCATAATCATTCATGCCAGCCCATATGCCGAATAGTCCTGAATACTGCATAGCGTATTCTTTGCACTCCTGCCGTGCAGGACACTCGGCGCATATGGTACGAGCAAGTAAATCCTCCTTCGTTCGTTGTTTGGTTTTTCTGCTTCCGTATTCAGGAAACCACCACTCGGGGTCGTAGTGTTTACAGAGAGCATCGTTTACGAATACAGGTAAGTAATGTTCACTCATGCACTAGCCTCGCTATCAGGCGTGTACGATAATCGTACATCCATCATCACATCGCGAGCGCATGGATAACAATAGTAGCGTGGTGCAACATCTGAAGTTGGCACTTCAATGTCGCTATCACACTTCCAGCACTTCTCCTGCTTCCAGTTGGTTAGTTGGGTCATAAAGACCTTTCTCTATCGGGAATTGACCTGATAGTTGTCTGTACTCAATGGCTTTGAGTAAGTAGCGTTCGTAAGTAGGCTTATTGCCCTGCGCTAGCGCATCTAACGCTTGGCGCAGGAACAAGTCAGCCCTCTTGCCATAGTAATATGGCGTTGGTGGTACAACTTTGCGGTCAGGCATTAGAAGTTCCAACCACCTTGAGTTGTACCTTTACTACCTAAATAGTCTTTTAAGTTTTTGGAACTTTTATAGCATAGACAATTTTGGTAGTAAGTACCGCAATCAAAGCAAGAGCCGCACTCTTTGCAAGCCCCCATGTCGTAATAATGAAATGCATCATTTACAACATTACAATTCTCACAGATAATTACTTCATCTTCTTCGTCAATAGAAGTATAAGTATCTATGGATTTGAATACGCCTCTCTTTGCGGTAGGCGATGAGTAAGACAAGTAACCCCAGTCAAGATAGCAACTACCATTAGACCACCACACGCCAGCAGTATCTACCTCGCCCTTATCCTCGTGCAGGATATAGCATTGGTACTTGGCGCGTGGGTCAATGGTAAGTACGCATACCTTAGAGCCACTTGTGAAGTTCTCGATAACATTATACATCTGTTCGTTATCAAGAGCCGTAACGCCACCCATAGCAGGCAGAATATCCTCTGCAAAGATACGGGTATCGCTTCGGTGTTCACCTTTGGTTTCAATGGTAGGTAGTACGCCATTGTGACCAATGTAGGTGAGTTTGTCGTTACCGCCCAATCTAAATGGGTGGCAATTATCTATCGTCATGCTTCCATGAGTTGCGTATCTAGCGTGCCACATGGCATAGCCTTCGGGGAATTCCCCACGCAACTTAAGAAACCTGTTGATACTCTCATCAGCGTTCATGGTGCGCTCGCTGATAATTCTGTTCTTGCTTGGTACTGCTATCGCAAATCCGAAGCCGTGCGGATTATTGAGAGCAGAGTTTTCTAGTTTATCCCTAGAAGGTATTACATTAGGCGGTATAACGCATAACATACACATCGCTTTTCACTCTTTCTGTACGATAATCGTACGATTAATCGGATAGGTGTTCGTTGTTGAAGGTTCGGTTGATAATGGACATTAGGTTAGGATAAGTATCCTCATTGGCAACGACATAGGCAACGAACTTAGACCACGCTAAGGCGTTGTTTTTGGCATTGACCTTCAAGTCGCGTGTGTATTCCACCGCAGCGTGAACGAACTCCAGCGCAGAGCGCACTCGTGTTTCCTTGAGTGAACCCCTGAATACTCGTACCTCTAGGGTTGCATGGTTCTCAGTATTAACTGCAGCGTACCTGCCGTTACTCTGATACCCATTCTTGACCTTTGGTACAAGGCTACCCTTATCGTCAAACGATGAGTAGTTACTAGACCGACCAGCGATACGCTCTACTTGTCGTTGATTATCATAAATCAACTTCATAAAACGCAACTCATGTGCTTGTCTAGCGAGTACAACTTGTTTACGAGATACCTTTGTACGATTATCGTACGCAGGGTCAAACGCAGTACGAGATACATGAACATGAAGTCCACAGGTGCTTGTATTCCAAGACTTGTAACCTAATGTTTGCAACTCGCCAAGAAAGTACCATTGGAAGCCATTGTTGTAGGCTTCAAGCGTGTGTGGGTGTGTTACCACCTCAAAGCCTTCCTCAAGAGAACCATCGTCTTTCATATAGGCACGATGACCTAAGATACTTTGAACCTTTTCAGCAGTTTCAAATCTATCAGAGCCATGATTACCACACTCAACTTCTAATTCAAAGCCGAGATAGTATTGACCCTGCCCGAACATCTCGGGCGCAGGTTTGTAAGTGTAGTTATGGATAACGCCGTTGCTATTATCATCGTCATCATCAGGACAATCATGTCCCATATCAATATGGTAATAATCATCGCAACTATCGCAATAGTAGATAACATTATCATAACAACTTTCGCAATATCCTCTGCCGTTCCAAGACTTGATATCATAAGTCCAACCATCGCATCTCTCACAGCAGTTAACATCGTCGTTGGTATCTCTCTCCTTTTCAAAGCAATCGGTGCAGAAAGTATCGCTATCTATCTGCTCGGTGCTTGGATAGCGATATACCCTGTTCATATGCTCGTCAAAACCATAGAAAACAGAATACTGCCAACCAAATGAACTAACAGGTAAAAGTCCAGTACAATCACCTGCGCAGGTAGATGTTCTACGAACGCATCTGTGGTGAATGTAATGGCTTTCAACATCGCCGTTATCTAAGATGATAGCGCATATCTCAAAGCGCCAGTCATCATCTTCAGGTATCTCGAGTTGATAGCAGACCGAGCATTTAACGACTTTATTGAAGTCCTGTACTGCTTGAGCCTTCAATAAGGCTTGGGACATAAGAAGTTTGGAATAAGTTGGGTCATCTACCGACATCGGTACAAGGTTATGAAACCTACCAACATTGAAGTATTGGCATTGACCGCAAGCAACATGGTGGCAAACTTCTGTATCTGTTCCATTAACTTGAATAAGGTTATTGGAACTTTCATACAGATTAGATATTTTTCTGCACTCGTTACAAGTACCGACACCGACATTGGTGAACTTGATTAAGTCGGTGGCTTCCATAGCCATAGCCAGCAACTCGGTTTCTTCCGTGTTAGGCACTTTGCTCTCCCTCTGTACGATTATCGTACGCTTTGCTCTTATTGTTTTGCTTGTCGTCTAAGTATCTTGCGTGAACCATTTGTAAAGCCCACATAGGTGTGAAGTCCACTAGAGTAGCCATAGCATATTCTAGGCTTACTCCGTCACGAAGCATGAGTTGGACTTGTAGCCACTTTGCATTACTGCTTGCCATTAGAAACGACCTTCCACGAGTAAGCCGTCAATTACATCTATGGCTTGCTGAATGGCGTCAATGTCCTTCTGCTTAGTCAGGGAACTTTGAGCCTTGTACAATTTGCTGATTAGCATCTCCATTTGCTTGGAAGTGTATCCCAACATAGTTACTCACACTCCGCGCAACCACAATGCTCATAAAAGTGTTGCAGTTCGTAATATGCTTTGCGCCATTCGTTACGAGAACGAGTGATGCGAGCGTTAGCCACGCTAGTGGTAACGATAAGTGCTAGGGATACAGATAGCGCGATGATAACTGCGAACATATCCCATGTGGATAGGTACATTATTTCTCCTTTGATATCGTACGATAATCGTACGGCAAGCAGACAGATTTCTACTCACTATGCTAGTTTAGTGGATACCGCTTCTTAAGTCAAACCCATAACGGCTCATTACGGCTTGCGAAGCCAACACAAACTTTGCTCAATTCGGTGTTGTCTAGGTTAGATACCAGCCCCTATCGGTAGAACGGCTCGCGATGGCGAACGAAGCCAACACAAACTTTTTTTTCTTTTTTGCGCCTGATGAGCGCGACACGCCCGAGCGCGTGGTATCGGATCGCGGGCTGTACGATAAATCGTACGCGGGCATAAAAAAAGCCCCCACCCGAAAATATCGGGCAGGGGCTTTGCGCTTAGACTTTAAGCGACTTTCTGAGATGGGTGCTTTCTCTTATTGAAAGAAATCGCGCGGGCAAGCATCTCCGCGAATTTCTGCGCTTGAGCCATGTCGGTAATATCGTGCTTGTCCAAATCTTTCCAAAGTCCCATGGCCAGCGAAATAACCGCATCGGCGGTAACCGCTTCAGGCTTGGCAGACTTTCTGCCAGCGTTTACGCGCTCACCTTGACTTGGAATGGAATTTGCGAATTGTGCGAAACTTTCCGCGCTTTCTAACTTCTGCGCAAATTCTTTCTTAAATGCGCGCTTGCCTTGAATGGTTACATTCAAAACATCTTTCAAGGTTTTATTTTCGCCACCCTTTAGAGCGCGAACCTTTGAAGCGGTAACGAAGTATTGCGAAGTGCTTGGCTTGATAGTTGGCAAAGTACCCTTTAATTGTGCAACTTCAATAGTTGCCTTTAGACCGCGAACCGAAATTGAACCAGCGTTTAGCATAGATACTGCGCGCTCAAATACTTTCAATTCTGCATCTAAATTTACGATGCTTTCAAAATCTTGGCGAAGTCCCTCGTTAATTGCATCTAGAGATGAAACCGCCTTTGTTGCCTTTGTCTTTGTAGTCATGTTTTTCCTTTGTTTTCCGCCTGTACGATTATCGTACGGGCTAGGGCAGACTTTCCACCCATGAGAAAATTTTCCCATATCCGCCCCCTTAAGTCAAATACCTAAAGCCCTGCGCCTATCGGCGCGCCCGCCC